ATGGCAAGACCTACAAGTGCAAGAGAGTTAGCTAGGCATCTAGGCATTCCTTTTGTAGATTTGTTTCTGCCATGCAATTTTTGTCATAGATTTCTTAGTACTTTAGAACTTTTGATATTTGATCATTTTGAATTGAATTTAATTTGGAGAAGTAATAATGTGTATGGTTGCTGTTATACCTGTGCAAAGACTGCAAGTTTAGTTGATTTTATTTTGTTTTATGAAAGTTCTTTTGAGTTAGATGAATTAGAACAAATTGTTGGAAAGCCTTTATTACAGATTGAACTTCGCTGTCTTTTATGTTCTAAAAAGCTTAGCATAGGTGAAAAGCTTGATTTAGTTTCTAAGAAGGAACGAGTACATAAAATCAGAAGCAGGTGGAAAGCTAAATGTTCATTGTGTAGTTTATAATGAGACAGGAGAATTTAGCTGCAAGACTAGAAACTATTTTGCTTGAAGAAGAACCTAATGTTTTAGATTTGCATTGTTATGAAGAGGTGGCTTTAAGTGACGAAGAGGAGGAGTCACAACAGGTGCAGCAACCCTATTTGGTGACAGTGCCTTGCGCGCAGTGTTTGAATGTGGTGACATTCACTTGTGCAGCAGATCTGCTCTCCATCAGAGAACTGCAACAGCTGCTTTTTGATTGTTTATTTTTGTGTGAAACCTGTGCTGCTGAGCTGTCATAATGTCGTCTGATCACAAAGGTACTGATGGATATGGTGGTTGGTTACTAGATGTGGAAGCTGAGTGCTTGGATGATTCTGATATAGATGAGACATTGGATATTATATTGGAAACTAACAGTGATATATCAGATTTAATAGATGAGGCACCACAAAGTCAGGGAAATTCCCTGGAATTGTTCCACCAACAGGAAAGCTTGGAGAGTGAACAACAGCTTTGTACTTTAAAACGAAAGTACTTTCAGAGTCCTTCACAAAGAAGTAACTTTGATGAAACCGACCTTTGTGCTCTCAGCCCTAGGTTGGAAAATATATCTATAACACCTAAAGAAAAGGGTAAACGATCGCGAAGGCGATTATTTAATGTGACTGATAGCGGTGTGGAATTATCGTTGCCAAATGAAGTTGACACTGATGTTACGGAGAGTCAAACCCAGGTAGAAACTGAATGCAACTCGATATCTGTCGGGGGAGGCGACTTGGTACTTCAAATTTTGAAAAGCAAGAATGCCAAAGCTACTTTATTTGCTAAGTTTAAGGAAACTGTAGGAATTAGTTTTGCGGAGCTAACGAGACCTTATAAAAGTGATATGACATGTTGTGGCGATTGGGTGATTGCAGCGTTTGGTGTTCGAGAACCACTTGTAGAATCTTTAAAAGTATTGTTGCAGCAGTGTTGTGACTATATTCATTTAACTAATTATGTTTCAGAAAGTGTATCTATAGCATTAATGTTACTAAGATTTAAACATCAAAAAAATAGAAAAACAGTGTGCAAATTGTTACAAAAAATGTTGAGTATTGAAAATGTACAATTATTAACTGAACCTCCAAAATTAAGAAGTGTACCTGCTGCAATGTTTTGGTTTAAATGTACAATTTCAAAATTGACATTCACATATGGAAAAACACCTGAATGGATATTGCAACAAACACAAGTAGGGCAAACAGAAGATAAACAGTTTGATTTGTCAGAAATGGTGCAGTGGGCTTATGATAATGAACATACAGATGAAAGTAAAATAGCTTATTACTATGCTATAGCTGCCCCTGAAAATAGTAACGCAAGAGCCTTTTTAAATTCTAATGCACAAGCAAAACATGTTAAAGACTGTGCTGTTATGGTTAGACATTATTTTAGAGCAGAAATGGCTGAAATGACAATGGCAGCTTGGATCAATAAAAAACTAAAGTCTGTAACAACTGAAGGTGACTGGAGGGTGATTGTAAAGTTTTTACGATATCAGGAAATTGAATTCATAGATTTTTTAATAGCCTTTAAATCTTTTTTAGCTGGAAAACCAAAAAAAAACTGTTTTGTATTTTATGGACCTCCTAATACTGGTAAATCACTGTTTTGTATGAGCCTGTTGCATGTACTGGGGGGTAATGTAATATCATATGCTAATAGTAAAAGTCATTTTTGGTTGCAGCCCTTATCAGATACAAAACTTGCATTACTTGACGATGCAACGTCACAATGTTGGGATTTTATTGACATATATTTAAGAAATGCATTAGATGGTAATCCTATATCATTAGATTTAAAACATAGAGCTCCCAAACAGATGAAATGTCCACCATTGATGATAACTACTAATATTAGTGTTGCCACTGAAATGAGATGGCAGTATTTGCATAGCAGAATTAAATTTATTACCTTTGCACAGCCTTTTCCATTTAATGACGATGGTTCACCAGGGTTTGCATTAACTAATGAAAATTGGAAATCTTTCTTTTTAAAGTTTTGGCAGCAACTAGAGCTAAGTGATCAAGAAGACGAGGGAGACGATGGAAAACCTCTCACAACGCTTAGAGTCACTGCAAGAGAGACTGTTGAGTCTTTATGAACAGGACAGTAATGACATTCAAGATCAAATAACACATTGGACCTTAATAAAACAAGAGCAAGTGCTTTTTCACTATGCTCGACAAAATGGTGTTAGGAGACTTGGTATGCAAACAATACCTACACTGGCAGCTTCTGAGGCCAGAGCCAAACAAGCTATAGAAATGGTATTACAATTACAAAGCCTTGCAAATTCACCTTTTGGAATGGAACCCTGGTTACTACAGGATACCAGCAGAGAAAGATACACTGCAGCACCTGGCAATACATTTAAGAAACAGCCACAAACTTTGTTATTAACATTTGATAATGATAAAGACAATAGTGTTGAACACACAGTGTGGACATATATTTACTATCAAAATGGAGATGGTATATGGCATAAAGAGGAAAGTGGTGTTGATGAGAAGGGTATATTTTTTATAAAATATGGTGTTGAAAAAATCTATTATTTAAGTTTTGCTGATGAAGCAACTAGGTATAGCAGAAAGGGAGAATACACTGTTCATTTTAAAAGTCAAAGGCACTCCTATAATGTATCTTCTGTATCTAGCACATCTGGGTCTCCTGGGTCTCCTGACTCCACCGAAACCAACCCATCGTCCAGCCACACCAGGGGCGCCGAGGAAGAAAGCCCTGAGAGACCTGTTCGATCTCGTGCCTACGGACAACGACCTTCCACCAGCCCCAGGGTCTCCTCCAGACGAGGAGGAGAACAAGGAAAATCAGGCACCGGAACAGACTCCGACAGCGGATTGGCGCCGCCGTCTCCTGGTGACGTTGGGTCAAGAACTACGCAACCTGCAAGAAGAAATCAATCAAGACTTCGAGTTTTACTTCAGGAGGCTCGGGATCCATTAGTGTTGTGCCTGAAAGGGGGGCCTAATCAACTTAAGTGTTTAAGGTATAGATTAAAAAAGCAACACCACAAATTGTTTACTAAAATTAGCACCACATGGCATTGGGTAGATAACACTAGTACTAATAGAGTAGGTAATGCTAGAATGCTTATACAGTTTTTAACAGAAGAGCAAAGGAATCATTTTCTAGATGTTATAATTGTTCCTAAAGACATTTCTGTATATAGAGGCTATTTTAAAGGCTTTTAGAGTTGTGATTACATTTGTATAACAATGCTTAAGTCACGTAAGCGTCGGGCTGCACCCAAAGACATATACCCAACATGCAAAATAATGAATAATTGCCCTCCTGATATTCAAAATAAAATTGAAAACACAACAATTGCTGATAAGATTCTTCAATATGGAAGTTTGGGTGTCTTCTTCGGTGGTCTTGGTATTGGAACTGGTAGAGGATCTGGTGGAAGGCTTGGATATATTCCTGTAGGAGAAGGTGGTGGAGGTGTTCGAGTTGGAGGATCTTCTGTTCCTGTGAGGCCTACTATACCTGTAGATTCTTTGGGACCTCGGGATATTCTGCCAATTAGTGAAGTAGATCCAATGGGGCCTTCAGTGATTCCTTTAGAAGATCTATCTAACATTCCCACTACACAGGTGGAGGTGGTGGCTGAAATTCACCCTGCTTCTGATCTTCCTACATCTACTACAATAGGGGTGACCCAAAATGAAGGCACTGCGGCTGTATTACATGTTGGTGTTGATTCACCTTCATTAAGAACTGTTAGCAGATCACAATACAACAATCCAGCATTTAGTATTACCACAGCTAGTAATGTGAGTGCAGGAGAGTCATCAGCTACAGATAATATATTTGTACACTCATTCATAGGAGGTCAATCTGTAGGTGAAGACATCCCTCTTGTTGAATTTCATAGTGGGCGTGCATCCAGCTTTGACACAGATATTGTAGCAGAGACCGATTTTACCACAAGTACACCTGTTTCTAGGCCTATACAGGAACGTCCTACTCGATTTTACAATAGAAGGTATTTTGAACAAAGAGAAATTACTGATCCTGCATTTGTTACTAACCCAAGAACCCTAGTGTCGTTTGAAAATCCAGCTTTTGAAGATGAGGTATCTTTAATATTTGAAAGAGATCTATCAAACATTGCGTCAGCACCTCATGAAGATTTCAGAGATATAGTTAAACTAAGTAGACCTGTTTATAGTAAGGCACCAGATGGTAGACTGAGATTAAGCAGACTAGGACAAAGTGCAACCATTAGAACAAGGGCAGGTACTATTATAGGGCCACGTACACACTTTTATCATGATTTTTCATCTATTGAACCTATAGACACAATAGAACTACAACCCTTAGGTGAGCAAAGTGGGGAGAGTGTAATTGTATCAGGAAATAATGTGAATGTCAGCAGTTCTGATATAATAGATCATTCTGCACCATCAGGAACATTTACAGATGAAGACTTATTAGATTCAATGGATACTAATATTGGACAAAATCTACAATTAGTTATTACGGGTAGTAGAAACAGAACTTTAAATGTGCAAATACCTAGCTACAGTTTTCCCAGACTACCAGAATCATTTTATCCCACCTATTTAGACAATGGAGTTCATGTGTTTTACCCAGAGGATACTACAGGCAACCCCTCTATTAATTTACCAGATATCCCTTTAATTACAATTCGTATAGATAACAGTACAGGTGATTATGATGTGGATCCTAGTTTGTTAAGAAAACGCAAACGGGTATTTTGATGTTTTGCAGATGGCAGTGTGGCTTCCTGCACAGAATAAATTTTATCTACCTCCGCAACCAATTACTAAAATCATCAGCACGGATGAATATGTTACTAGAACCGATATCTTCTATCATGCAACTACTGATCGCTTATTAACTGTAGGAAATCCTTATTATCAAATCCTATCTGACAATAATCGAACTGTGAATGTACCTAAGGTATCTCCTAATCAATATAGAGTATTTAGAGTTACTTTTCCTGACCCTAATAGGTTTGCATTTGGGGATAAGCAAATATTTAATCCTGAAACAGAACGCTTGGTATGGGCATTAAGAGGTTTAGAAATTAGTAGAGGCCAACCTTTAGGAAGTAGTGTTACCGGGCATCCTAGATTTAATAGATTTGATGATGTGGAAAATCCTGCTAGATATAATAGTGATCATGACAAAGCAGGAGACAACAGACAAAATGTGGGCTTTGATCCTAAACAAACACAAGTGTTTATGGTTGGATGTGAACCTCCAAAAGGAGAACACTGGACAGTTGGGAAACGTTGTGCAAGCCCTGCTGCTAAAACAGGAGATTGTCCACCTTTAGAGTTAATGCAAACAGTTATAGAAGATGGTGATATGATGGACATAGGTTTTGGAAATTTGGATTTTAGGCGATTACAAGGAAATTTATCTGATGTGCCCTTAGATTTAGTTGATTCTATATCTAAATATCCAGACTACATTAAAATGGCGCAGGAGCCCTACGGAAATTCCTTATTCTTTTTTTCCAGAAGGGAACAAACATATACCAGACATATTTTTAGTAGGGCAGGAAAGGTAGGTGAAGCAGTTCCAAACCTGAATACATTTGTAGCCAATGGAGCTCAAGCACAAAACACTATTGCTACAGACAATTATTTTGCTGTTCCCAGTGGTTCTCTCGTATCCACAGATGCTCAAATTTTCAACAGGCCGTATTGGTTACAGCAGGCCCAAGGTCAAAACAATGGTGTAGCATGGAGAAATCAGCTTTTTGTAACAGTTGCTGATAATACAAGAGGCACAATATTCAGCATCAGTGTAAAGAACCAAGAACAAGTAGATTCTTATACAAATGAGAAGTTTAATGAATATGTTAGACATGTTCAAGAGTTTGAGTTGGCCTTTATTGTTCAGCTTTGTAAAATTAAGCTTACTCCAGAGAACTTAGCTTTTATTCATGCTATGAATCCAGATATTATAGAAGACTGGCAATTAACAGTAAATCAGCCTCCTGCTGCCATAATAGAAGATAAGTACAGATTTATCGACTCTTTGGCAACTAAATGTCCAGATAGTATTCCTAATAAAGAGCAAACAGATCCGTATAGTGGGCTTAATTTTTGGAACGTAGATTTATCTGATAGAATGTCTGAACAATTAGATCAATATCCACTAGGCAGAAAATTTTTATATCAAAGTGGGTTTGCAAAACGTTCCCCAACTTCCACTGCCAGAACAGCATCGAAAAGGGTTTATAGAACTGTTGATGGCACTTCAAAAAGACGACGGAAGGCTTAAACCCTTGAATTGTTTGTCACTTTTACTTTTTGTGTTCTACTTACATACTGTGAATAAAGCAATACTGCTTGCACAATATTTTGTATTATATTTGCCCCTAAACTGTTTGGACACCAAATCCTAATAAAATGCCAAGGAACAACCGCGCCCGATGTGACTCCTTAAGTACGGTATGTATATCCCTTATAAACATCTCAGACAAGTTGTAGCATCCTTTTTGGCAGCATCGTTTGGCAGCAGCTGCTGATTTTCTGCCAGAAACCAAATTTGTTTGGCACCGTTTTGGATTACAACCGTTTTCGATTGGAATTTTGGCGCCAAAACCTCAGGCGGTTTACACCTATTGTGATTCACCGGTGGCGGTGTTCCAGGACCGCTTACGGTCGCACCAGGTACGTGTAAGAACTGATTGTTGTTAACAACAATGATCACTCTAGTTATAACAAGTAACTAAAACGTTCTAGCCAAGGGTTTTAGTATAAATAGAATAAGGAACTCATTTAGGCACAG